CGAGAGACGCAGGAGAATGGTACGCCTGCCAAACAGCTTCTTGTTTAATGGCAATATAATAGTTAAGTGGAATCCTGTCAGTCAAAAGATTGATAGGATTTTTTTATATGAAAAATCCCGGGAAAATTACCCGGGAAAACATATTGTATCATCGAAATATTGACAGTTACAGCATATCATCTGTTATTGCATTCCGGTGGACCGGATGGAGAGATGGGCGCATCCATGCGGTATCTCTCTCAGCGTTTCACAGCACCGAACCGAATTGTAGCGGGGGTGTTGAATGATGTTGGGACAGAAGAACTCGCACACCTTGAGATGGTTTCAACGATCGTTCATCAGCTCACCTGCAATCTTTCTCTGGAAGAAATTCAGAACTCTGGTTTTGCCAATTACTATGTAGACCACACAACTGGCATCTGGCCGCAGGCGGCTGGCGGAGTTCCGTTTAATTCTTGTGAGTTCCAGTCGAAAGGTGATCCTTTGACAGATTTGTTCGAAGACCTCGCTGCGGAGCAGAAAGCCCGGTCAACGTATGATAACATCCTTCGTTTGGTAAAAGATCCTGAAGTTGCAGATCCGATTCGTTTCCTGCGGGCGCGTGAAGTTGTGCATTTCCAGCGTTTTGGTGAAGCACTGCGTTCTGTACAGGATGAATTGAATTCGAAGAACTTTTATGCGTTTAATCCGTCGTTTGATGCAAAGACTTTCTGTGCGGCACCGCGGCCAGGGGCAGGTCAGGGGAATTGCTGCACAAGATAGTAAATTAAAAATCAAAGAACAGCACACCACTGGAAAATCCCATCTGAAAAACAGGTGGGATTTTTTGGGTTTACAGTAAGAAAATCTTATCCAGTCGTAAATCATTATCCCATCATAATATAGAAAAAAGACTTTCAAAAACAGAACAGTCAGAAAGGATGTTCCATGGAAGCAATGAATTATGTAAAGCCCGAACTCATCGTCGTTGCGTTCGTGCTGTATTTTTTCGGTGTTGCTTTGCGGCAGTCGCAGGCGGTGAAGAATAAGTACATTCCGCTGATCTTAGGCGGCATCAGCATGGTGCTGTGTGCGGTTTGGGTGATGGCGACGAGTGAGATTGAGACGGCGAAGGAAGGGGCGCAGGCGGTTTTTACGGCGGTCACGCAGGGGATTCTGGTGGCGGGGCTGAGCAATTATGTGAATCAGATTATCAAGCAGATCCATAAGCCGGAGTGAACAGCGCTTCAAAAAATCTGTGTTATGCCGGAGCAGTCTGAACCGTCAGAAAGGGGAGAATATGAGAATTGATCGGTCGTATCTTGGCAATCAGAATACGTATGCGGAAAACAATCCCAAATGTATCGTAGTCCACAACACCGACAACTTCGCAGCAGGTGCCGATGCGCGGGCACATGCGAGAGCACAGCATGACGGGAATTTCCAGAACATTTCCGCACACTATTACGTCGATGACGGTGACACAGCCTACCAGGCGGCACCGCACAGCCGGGGGTGCTGGCATGTCGGCATTAATTACGGAGGAAAAAATCTGTTTCAGCAGTACGGCAACAAGAACAGCATCGGTGTGGAGATGTGTGTGCAGGCCGGGTATAATTATGAAAAAGCATTTGAGAATACTGCGGCACTGGTGCGGGAGATCATGCGGGAGACGGGGATTCCGCTGGAAAGAGTCTATCGTCATTATGACATCTGCAGCAAATACTGTCCGAGCCAGATCATGAACCGCGGTGACTGGGACCGCATGAAGCGGATGATCGGAAGCGGTGCAGGGAGCACAGGAACGGGAACAGCAGGCAGCGGAACAGGAAAAACGTATGCGCCCGGGATCTATCAGGTGCAGACAGCGGCCCTCAACATCCGTCAGGCACCGGATGCGGACAGCAGGATTGCCGGAACGATCCGGGATCAGGGAAGCTACACGGTGACGGAAATCCAGAACACAAGCTGGGGACGGCTTCTCTCAGGGGCAGGCTGGGTCAACTGCCATACAGCGTATTGCCGTTATGCCGGTCCCGCAAAAGAAAAATCGGCAGAGACAGCAAAGTCATCCGGAAAGACAGTCGCAGAGGACGGAATCTGGGGCGAAAATCTGACGCGCCGTCTGCAGGAACTTTTCGGCACACCGCAGGATGGAAAAATCAGCAATCAGCTGGCCGTCAACCGGAAATTCTGTGATGGCATCACAGCCGCCGAGTGGGACAGTACGCCAAAAGGCGGATCGGCCCTTGTAAAAGAAATGCAGAAATGGGCATCGGCCGGCATGGACGGCTATATCGGTCCGCAGACAATCCTCGCCTGGCAGAAAAAACTCGGCACGCCGATCGACGGCACAGTAAGCAGCCCATCCGCCATGGTAAAAAAACTGCAGAAGTGGTGCAACCAGAAATAGAAAAAAGAATACTCAAAGACCCGGTTTTGTGTTATACTGGAAGATAGTTTAAAATGAACAGAAAGAAAAAGAGCTTCAAAAAAGACTCGAAGTGTCAAATGTAAAATACAAAAGAGAAAAAATAAAGGTAATTTTTGCATACAGATTCATCGGGGGGAATTGCGGCTGACAGGAGAGAACAACAGCAGATGAGAAAAAAGGCAGTAAAAAATGCAGGAATGATACGAATTTATCTGAATATGGCATGGAAACTTTTGCAGAAAAACCTGCTTAGCATCGTGATATTTGAGACGGTCTACCGCCTGTTTTCCAACCGGCTGGTTTCAAGACTCGCCAATGCGGCGATCAACTTTTCCTTAAAACAGCTGGGAACGAGTTATATGACATCGGAAAACTTCAACAAGATCATGCTGCATCCGCTGACCCTTCTGCTGATTTTGGGAATTCTGCTTGTTTTCTTTTTCTGTATGCTGTTTGAAATCTATGCTGTCATGGCGGCTCTGGAGGCCTCCTGGAAACGAAAACGGATTTCCGTTCCTGTCATGATGCTTGCCGGCGGAAGAGGAGCCGCACAGTTTGTGCGCGCCCGCCCGTGGACCTGGTTTTTCTACATGGCAGCGAGCTTCCCGTACCTTTGGCTGCACAGCAGCTACAGCGCCATCCGCAGTATGAAACTGCTTCAGGTTTCCCTGACGAAGATTTTCAATGCCTTCCCGGCATACTGGATCCCGGTGGTGCTGACGATTCTGCTTGTCGCGTTCTCGTTTGTGTTTTCCTACACCATCCCGTTCCGGTGCATGATGACGGAAAAAGAGAAAAATACCCATCTGCGGGTGCGCCAGACACTGGAAAAACGCGTGTTGCGTGAGCTTGGCATCAACGTCTCTTTCCAGGTGATGATTTTTCTGATTACGTGGGTTCTGTATCTGATTTTCGGAACGGCTGTCGTTGCCTATGCAAAGCTGGTGAAAACGCCGTCTACCGTTGTCAGTACCGTCATCGTCTACGGTGACTGGGTCAAATCGACGATGAGCCTGATCGGCGGAGCGTTCGGCCTTGTCGGAAGCATTACGTATCTGTATCTGATTTTTATCCGTTCCTCCCGAAAGGGCTACCAGAAGAGCCGGACAACGAAAAAGCCGAGCTCGAAGCTGGTACGCACCTTCTGTGGTCCGGTAACAGCGGTGGTTCTCACGATCGCCATGCTGGCGGGAGAAACGGTTTATCTTGTATATGCCATGCACGCAACACGTGCAGAGGCAACGGCTTCCTCCCAGTATATTTCGGTGTCAGCGCACCGGGGCGGAGCCAGAAAAGCACCGGAAAATACGATGAGCGCGATCAAATATGCAGTGGACAGCATGTCGGATTACGCGGAGATCGATGTACAGGAGACGAGTGATGGTGAGATTGTCCTTATGCACGACACAAATCTGAAGCGGACAACCGGTCTGAATGCCAGCATCTGGACCCTGACCTACGATGAAATCAGCCAGCTTGATGCCGGTGTACGATTCAACAAAAAATTCCGCGGCGAGCAGATTCCGAAGCTGGAAGAAGTCATCGCGTACGCGAAAGGAAAAATCAACCTGAATATCGAAGTAAAATACAACGGCCACAACCAGAATATTGTCAAAAAAGTGGTGAAAATCATCGAGGACAATGACTTTGTGGATCAGTGTGTGCTGACTTCCATGAACTACAATTTCCTCAGGCAGGCAAAGAAAATCAATCCGGATATCAAGACCGGGTATACGATGAAAATGTCGTACGGAGGCCTGGAGGATATGGACGCGGCGGACTTCTTTTCTGTAAAATATACGTACATCACAGAAAGCTTTGTAGAGCATGCGCACAGTCTTGGTAAAGAAGTCTGTGCCTGGACGCTGAATTATCAGGGAGATATGCAACGGATGGTCAACTGCGGCGTGGACAACATTATCACGGACGATCCGGAGCTGGTGCGTAAGGTTATCCTCGGAACGACCGACCGAAATCCGGGCTTTGTCAGCCTGCTTGGCTATGCACTGAAATAAATGGAGTAAAACAATGGAGGTGGAAACTTCATGGCAGAGAAAGTAAACATGCCATCCCAGAAGAAAGAAAAGAAGAAAAAGAGGAAGAAAAAACTTCCTTCGGATTTTTATGATTATAACCTGCTGGCCTGCACTATTTTGCTGGTCAGCTTCGGACTGATTATGCTGTACAGCGCGAGTGCCTACGAGGCGGCCAGTACATTCAAGGGAAATGATATGTATTATTTCACGCATCAGGCGGGGCTTTCTGCTATTGTTCTGGTGGGGATTGTGATATTGTCGAAGTTTGTAGATTATCATAGTGTATGGTTCCAGCGGATTGCAGCACTGGTATACTGGGGAAGTCTCCTTCTGATGGCGGCGGTAAGGTTTACGCCGCTTGGTTATGAAGCCTACGGGGCGAGAAGATGGCTCCGGATCGGCGGTGGCAGTCTTCAGCCTGCGGAGATTGGAAAGCTGGGGCTGATTCTGTATTTGCCATACATTATCCTGAAGATGGGAAAAAATATGCGTACCATCCGCGCAAAAGCAATTGTCCTCGGACTTGGCGTGCTGCAGGCGCTGGCTGCGTGGATTCTGACGGACAACCTGAGTACCGCCATTATTCTGGGACTCATCGCCTGCGTCATTTTGTTTCTGGCGGACCCGGAGGTAAAATTTTATGCGCGTGTGATTCCGGGCGCGGCGGTAATTGGCGTTTTTGCGATTATCATTTTAAAAAATAATCTGCAAATCTTTGAAAGAATAGGCGGTGACTTCCGGTCGAATCGTATCTATGAATGGCTTTCTGGAGGCAGCTATCAGATTCTGCAGGGACTTTATGCGATTGGATCCGGTGGATTTCTCGGAAAAGGACTTGGCAACAGTACGCAGAAGATTACAACAATTCCGGAAGCACAGAACGATATGATCTTCTCGATCATCTGCGAGGAGCTTGGAATATTTGGCGCGATTCTTGTATTGCTGCTGTTTGGCTACCTGCTGTACCGTCTGTTTGTGGTTGCACAGAATGCGCCGGACGCGTATGGAATGCTGATGGTGAGCGGCGTTTTTGCACATATTTCCATTCAGGTTATTCTGAACCTGTGCGTTGTTCTGAAACTGATGCCGGCAACGGGAATTACCCTTCCATTTATCAGTTACGGAGGAACATCGGTGCTCTTTATCCTGACGGAAATCGGCATTGCCCTGTGCGTCTCCCGCTTTATTGTGTTCCAGGATGGAAAGAGCGGAGAAGGAGAGGCACAGGCGGAAGAACAGTAAAAGTAGAAAAATCTATTGACAAATGCCGGAATAACAGATACACTTTTTTCGAAAGAAATACTGGCTGCCGGGTAGAGGCAGGAAGGAGCAGAATAATGTTAGAAAAGATAAAAGAAATTTTAGTAGAACAGCTCAACTGTGATGCAGACAGCATCAACGAAGATACCTCTTTTAAAGATGACCTGGGTGCAGATTCCCTGGATCTCTACGAGATGGTTATGGCATTAGAAGACGAGTACGGAATTGAAATCGACACCGACGAACTGACAGACCTTTCTACCGTCGGCGACTTTATGGAATATTTGAAACAGCACGGCGTAGAGGTCTGAAAAAGAGCATTGCCGCTGGCAAAAGTGGAAGGATGGTGCAGCTCGGAAGAAACGCCGGGCTGTTTTCCATTCTAAATAAATGGTGGAAGGGAACAGACAAAAGGATTGTTCCAGAAAAACCAGAAATCAGGAGAAAAGAAAAATGAGCAATGTAAAAACAAGATTTGCACCGAGCCCGACAGGCCGGATGCATGTAGGAAACCTGCGTACTGCCCTGTATGCGTATCTGATCGCAAAACACGATGACGGAACCTTTATGCTCCGTATCGAGGATACCGACCAGGAGCGTTTCCAGGAAGGCGCACTTGATATCATCTACCGTACCTTAAAAGAGACCGGCCTGGTACACGACGAGGGACCGGACAAAGACGGCGGCTGCGGCCCGTACGTACAGAGCGAGCGTAATGCAGCAGGTCTGTACCTGAAATATGCAAAACAGCTGGTAGAGCAGGGTGACGCTTATTACTGCTTCTGTGACGCAGAGCGCCTGAGCCAGTGCAAGCGTAACGTAGGCGGAAAAGAAATCTCGATCTACGACAAACACTGCCTTGGTCTTTCCAAAGAGGAAGTAGAGGCCAATCTGGCAGCCGGCAAACCGTACGTCATCCGTTTCAATATGCCGACCGAAGGAACCACAACCTTCCACGATGAGATCTACGGAGATATCACCGTAAACAACGAGGAGCTGGAAGACCTGATCCTGATCAAATCCGACGGATATCCGACCTACAACTTCGCAAACGTCATCGACGACCATCTGATGGGTGTAACCCACGTTGTCCGCGGTAATGAGTATCTGTCCTCATCCCCGAAATACAACCGTATTTACGAGGCATTCGGCTGGGAAGTTCCAGTTTACGTACACTGTCCGCTGATCACCAACGAGGAGCATCAGAAGCTGTCCAAACGCTGCGGCCATTCTTCTTATGAAGACCTGATCGATCAGGGCTTCTTAAAAGATGCCATTGTCAACTTCGTAGCCCTTCTTGGATGGAGCCCGGAAGGAAACCGCGAGATCTATTCTCTCGAGGAGCTGGTAAAAATCTTCGATTACCACCACATCAGCAAATCTCCGGCCGTTTTCGATATGACAAAACTCCGCTGGATGAACGGCGAGTACATGAAGGCAATGGACGACGAGAAGTTCTATGAGATGGCGCTTCCGTATATCCAGAAGACAATCCACCGTCCGCTCGATTTTAAGAAAATTGCAGCCATGGTAAAAACAAGAATCGAAGTATTCCCGGATATTGCAGACCTCATCGACTTCTTCGAGGAAGTTCCGGAGTACGACGCTTCGATGTACACTCACAAAAAGATGAAGACAAACGAGGAGACCTCCCTTGCACTTCTTCAGGAAGTAAAACCGCTGCTGGCAGCGCAGGAAGATTTCAGCAATGATGCTCTCTTTGAGATGCTCAGCGCATTCGGAAAAGAAAAAGGATACAAGACCGGTTATATTATGTGGCCGATCCGTACCGCTCTTTCCGGAAAACAGATGACACCGGCCGGCGCAACGGAAATCCTTGAGGTTCTGGGAAAAGAGGAGTCTCTTGCCCGCATCAACAAAGCGATTGAGAAATTATCCAAATGATATATAATGATTCACAGAAAAAAGCGGTGATGCATACCACCGGCCCCATGATGGTCCTTGCCGGACCGGGGTCGGGGAAAACCGCAGTGATTACGGGGCGGACCTGCCAGCTTGTAACGAGCGGCATTTCCGCCTCTCGTATTCTTGTCGTAACATTTACGCGTGCGGCGGCAAAAGAGATGAAGGAGCGGTATTTAAAGGCGATGGGAAAGACGAGTACCCAGGTCACCTTTGGAACGTTCCACGGGATATTCTACGCGATTCTGCGCCATACGTACCGCATGTCCGGCAACAATATTTTAAGCGAGGAAGAGAAAAAGCGGCTGATGCGCGAGCTGGTCAACCACTATGCCAGAGACCTGGAGGAAGAGGATCTCGAGGAAAATCTGGCGCGCGAAATCAGCACTGTGAAGAACAATCAGATCCCGCTGGAACATTACTATTCCGCCTGTATGCCGCAGGAAAAGTTCCGCGAAATCTATGAGGCGTATGAGAAATGGCGGAAGGAGAACAAAAAACTCGATTTCGACGATCTGATGGTGCAGTGCAAACGTCTCTTTCTGGAGCGGCCGGAGGTCCTCCGCGCCTGGCAGCAGAAATTTCAGTATATCCTGATTGACGAGTTTCAGGACATCAGCCCCGTGCAGTATGAGATTGTGCGGATGCTGGCGCTGCCGGAAAATAACCTCTTTATTGTCGGGGATGACGATCAGTCGATTTATCAGTTCCGCGGGGCCAAGCCGGAGATCATGCTGAATTTTCCGAAAGATTACCCGGGCGCGGCGCAGGTAGTGCTCGATAAAAATTACCGTAGTACGGAATTTATCGTGAAGCGGTCCCAATGCCTGATCCACCACAACAAAAAGCGGTATGAAAAGGCGATTTCCACCGACAACGAGAAAGGCGCTCCGGTTGCAATCCGGAGATATAAGAACCCGCGCGAGGAGATGCGTGCCGTTGCCGAGGAGCTGCGGGAGGCGGAGAAAAACGGCTGTCCGTATGAAGAGATGGCGCTTTTGTTCCGCACGAATCTTGGCTGCCGGACAGCAGTAGAGGAACTGATGGAAGCACAGATCCCGTTCCAGATGCGGGATACCCTGCCGGATCTCTATGACCACTGGATTGCGAAAGATCTGCTGACGTATCTGAATCTTGCGATGGGAAGCCGGAAGCGCGGCGAGTTTTTAAAGATTGCCAACCGCCCGAACCGTTATCTGTCGCGGGATGCCTTTGAGGAGGCGACTGTTTCGTTCGATGCACTTCTGGAATATTACGAAGAAAAAGACTGGATGTGCCAGCGGATCCGCAAACTGGAGCAGGATATCACGACACTGACGCATTTATCGCCGTTCGGCGCAGTCAATTACATCCGCTATGCGATCGGCTATGAACAGTATGTGAAGGAATATGCTGCATACCGCCATCTGAAAGAGGATGATCTGATTTCCGTTTTGGACGAGCTGCAGGAGGCGGCAAAGAGCCAGAAAAGCATCGAGGGCTGGTTTGCACATATTGAGGAATACCAGCAGAAGATGAAGGAAAAACAGAAGCAGCGCGCAGAGAGTGCGGAAGGAGTTATGGTTTCCACCCTGCACAGCGTCAAGGGACTCGAGTACGACAAGGTCTATCTTCTTGACGTCAACGAGGGCGTAATGCCGTATCAGAAAGCAGTCCTTGCGGAGGCGATCGAGGAGGAGCGGCGGATGTTCTACGTCGGAATGACGCGCGCCCGGAAAGAGCTGACGCTCTGTTATGTGGAGGAACGGTTTGAAAAGAAAGTCGAGCCGTCCCGGTTCCTGGACGAGGTGATCCAGTAAATTTGTACTGTTGTGAAAGATGTTGAAAATAAATTTACTAATTGATAAAATTTTAACAAATAATACATTGACAAAGTTTTAACAATGAAGTATAGTAATGCATGTAAGCGGGAACAATAAGATGACCGCAAAGCGAGGAGGAAAAACATTATGAAAATTTTATTTTACGATACCCAGAACTACGACAGAGAATCTTTCGACCGAACCAAAGAGCAGTTTCCAGAAATTGAAGTGGAATATTTAAAAACCGGCCTTGCTGCAAGAACCGCTTCCCTGGCAAAGGGCTACGATGCCGTGTGCGCCTTCGTAAACTCCGATGTCGGAACAAAAACCGTAGAAGCACTGCATGAGGCAGGCGTCAAGCTGATCCTGATGCGCTGCGCAGGCTTCAACAACGTAGATTTAAAGACAGCTGCAAAATACGGCATTGATGTACGCCGTGTACCGGGTTACTCCCCGGAGGCTGTAGCTGAGCATGCGATGACACTGGCCATGACGGTAAACCGCCACATGCACAAAGCATATACGAAAGTAAGAGAAAACGACTTCAGCCTGGGCGGACTGATGGGATTTAACTTCTATCAGAAGACCGCCGGAATCGTCGGAACCGGAAAAATCGGTGCGGCTATGGCAAGAATCTGCCGCGGTTTCGGCATGAAAGTCATTGCTTACGATGTATACCAGAATGAATCCTTAAAAGATTTTGTTACGTACGTAACTCTTGATGAACTGCTGGCGCAGAGTGATCTGATCTCCCTGCACTGCCCGCTGATGGACAGCACATACCACATGATCAACCGCGAGAGCATCAAAAAGATGAAAGACGGCGTGATCCTGGTCAATACGTCCCGCGGAGGTCTGGTAAAGACAGACGACCTGATCGAGGGAATCCGTGCAAGAAAATTCTTCGGCGTCGGCCTTGACGTATACGAGGAGGAAACCCCGAACGTATTCGAGGACCGTTCCGATGAGATTCTGGAGCACTCCACCACAGCACGTCTCCTGTCCTTCCCGAACGTTATGATCACTTCACATCAGGGATTCTTCACCGAGGAAGCACTGCGTGCGATTGCAGAGACCACACTGCAGAATGCGCTGGATTTCGAGGCAGGAAAAGAGACCCCGAACATTGTCCGTGCATAATGGAAATCCACTAGAAAACAGTTATCTTATAAGAGAACAAGAGACAACCCATTTTCGGCGGGTTGTCTCTTTTAAATTATGAGAAAATAGTGTATGATGGTAGATAGCAGAAAAAACGGCCAGAGAAAAACACTGGCCGGATACAAAAGGAGAGCAGGATTTTATGGACTGTAAAGAAGCAGAAAAATTAATACAGCCATACGTGCAGGGAAATATGCCGGAGAAAGAGATGGAACCGTTTATTTCCCATATCCGGAAATGCCATACATGCCACGAGGAACTGGAGACATATTTTATTGTGAACCGTGCGATGGCATATTTCGAGGATGACGCGCCCGATTCCTACAATCTGACAGGACTTCTGGAACGCGATCTGGAGAAAAAAGAGGAAGAAGCGAGACACCGCCGGTACAAAGATACGTTTTTCCGGGTGCTGATGCTGATTCTCGTTCTGTTTCTGGTGCTCCTGGCTCTGCACTATTTTGAAGTGATAGAATTACCCTGGCTGAAAGGATTATTATGAGTGATAAAATCGTATTACTGGACGGACACAGTATTCTGAACCGGGCTTTTTACGGCGTACCGGATCTGTCCAATGCAGAAGGACTGCACACGAACGCCGTATATGGATTCCTGAATATTCTGTTTAAAATTCTCGATGAGGAGCAGCCGCAGTATCTTGCCGTGGCGTTTGACCTCCATGCACCGACATTCCGCCACAAAATGTATGACCAGTACAAGGGAACGAGAAAGCCGATGCCGCAGGAATTGCGCGAACAGGTCCCGGTGATCCAGGAAGTGCTCGCAGCAATGGACATTGAGATTGTCACAAAAGAGGGCTATGAGGCGGATGATATCTTAGGAACGCTCGGCCGCAAATGCGAGGCGGAAGGGATGGAAGTTACGATCGTATCCGGAGACCGCGACCTGCTGCAGCTTGCAACGGACCACATTCTGATCCGGATTCCAAAGACCGTAAAGCGTGTGACGACGATTGAAAATTACCACACGGCAGAGGTGCTGGAAAAATACAGTCTTCTCCCGAAACAGATCATCGATCTGAAAGCGCTGATGGGCGATACCGCAGACAATATCCCGGGTCTGCCGGGTGTCGGCGAGAAAACCGCGACGAAAATCCTGCTGCAGTACGGGACACTGGAAAATGCGCATGCACATTTCGAGGAGATCAAACCGAACAAGGCAAAAGAGGCGATGCGTGATCATTATGATCTGGCGGAATTAAGCAAAAAACTTGCAACGATTGATACCGATGCGCCGGTGGAGCTCGACCGTGAAAAAGCGGCACTCTCGAATTTTTATACACCAAAAGCGTATGAGATGTTCAAACGTCTGGAGTTTAAAAACCTGCTGGGCCGCTTCGAGGAGACGAGTGCAGAACCAGAGGATGCCGTCTTTCTGCGCACCGTAACGGATTTTTCCGAGGCGGAAGAACTCTTTGGAACCATCGCGAAGGAGGAGAAGGCAGGAGCCGCTCTTCTGACAGAAGAAACCCCGAAGGACGGACCGATGGCAGATCGGAGCCGTTCACTTGTCGGTATGGCAGTTGCGTATGGAAGCGGAGAGCCGGATGTTGTTTACTTCCCAGCAGAAGGTTTCCTGACCGGAGATTATTTAAAAGAAAAATTGACTGAGCTGCAGAAGCAGATTCCGGTTTTCTGCGTCATGGACGGAAAAGAATTTCTGAAGGATATGCCGGACGCCGATGAAGCCCATCTGTTTGATGCCGGAATTGCCGCGTATTTATTAAATCCATTGAAATCACAGTATTCGTACGATGATATCGTAAAAGAGTACGTACACCGCTATGTGCCGGCAGTGGAAGAGATCTTCGGCGGAAGCAAGATTCCGGCCGCAGGAAAGATGACGCCGGAACAGCAGGAGTCGTATGCAGGTCATCAGGCGTATGCTGTATTTGCCGCACAGGAAAACATGGAAAAGCTGCTGAAGGAGCAGGGCATGTGGGATCTGTACCGGAATGTGGAGATTCCGCTGGTGTTTACGCTCCGTCAGATGGAAGCGGATGGAATCGCCGCAGAAAAAGAAGCACTTTCCGTTTACGGAGCTGAGCTGGCGGAGCGGATCGGAGAGCTGGAGGCACAGATCTACAAAGAGGCCGGCGAGGAGTTCAACATCAATTCCCCGAAGCAGCTCGGAGTAATTTTGTTTGAAAAGTTACAGATGCCATATGGCAAGAAGACAAAGACCGGCTATTCCACCGCGGCAGATGTGCTTGACA